AGCCGGTATGCTTTTTTACTGCTAAAAATTTCTCGTTCTCTAATGGTGTTAGTGCTATGCTGTATCTTTTATATTCTCGCATTGTATTTTTCCTTTCAATTATTTATTTAAAAAATCCTCAAGCCAAAGTTATAATCCTATCCCAATAAACAAAACAGCTAAGAAATGCATTTTATTTATCCTATCCGTACATTATGTTCCAGTTTCCTATCTTAGAGTATGACTTCAACTTTAATTTTTATAACACCATCTCTAAGGTTTGCTATCCTTTTAAATGCGCCTCTTGTGAGGTCTATAATACGGCCTTTCCTGTATAAATGCTTACTTGGGCCTCGATCGTTGATTCTTACCACTATAAACTGGCCTGTTTTAAGGCTTGTAACTTTGACCATAGAACCTAAAGGGAAGGCCCAAGAAGCCGCTGTCATAGCGTTTTCGTTGAAGCGTTCCCCGTTTGATGTTCTGGTATGCTTCCAGGGGTCGCAGTGATCGCCGGTTGTCCCGTACCATGAAGCTGTTACCGGTGCATTTTTAGCATGACAACTACTAATCAATAACAACAACATCAAACAACATCCAAATATTATGCCCACAAGCCAAAGTGGATTTCCAGGCTCTGGATCCGGTGTATAGGGTATTTCGTTATAATTGAATACTCCTAATCGTCTTTTTTTTCTTAATTCGGCGTTATTAATCATTTTTTTGTCCCTCCATTATGCCAACACGTCTGTGTCTTTTAATAGTATAAAACATTGGTCTAACGTCTGCCCCTTGTAAACTACGATTTTCACGATCTGCCCCCAAGATAACCCAGCGTGTTAACTTCTTAATTTCTAATTAAATTATATCATTAATTATATAATTGTCAATCCCAAAGAACAAAATAATTATATAATAATAGCGTTAGTAGAAAATTATATAATAAAATAATTATGTAATTTATTTTTAAATAGTCTTTATAACTCAATAGGTAGTCTAAGTATCTAAGGAGTAAATGACGTTTTTACTACTTTACTACGCATATACGCATACAACAGGTACTTTACAACACTTTTGATTTATGGTTGTTTTTATTTAGTACTATACTACTATAAGTAGTATAAGTAGTATAAGTATATGAGATTTTTCTACTATATATATATTATAATTTAATCGTTTTTGTCCTTAGATTGCTACGCATTAGATTATTATATAAGGTAAGGCTGTTTTATATAATTTCAATGGTTTCGTGGAATGGTGTCTACGGTAATTGATTTTGTGGTTGTGATATATTGTCATCATACAGTGATTTTATTAGCAGTATGACCACAAGAGTGAGTTTGAAAGTTATCCACAGGTTATCCACAGGTTATCCACAAAATGAGGTATTTATGACAGAACTACAGCTCGAAGGCGGCAGAAAGAAAAGAATTGGATGGTCAAACATTTCAATCAGTGATCAATCAAAAATAAAGTTAAAAATGATTGCTAAGAAAGAAAACAGATCAATGACAAATTGTCTTGCTGTTATAATTAATAAGGCAGCATCTTCATCTGGATATTAATATCATTTGAGCTAATATGGGGAACGGCTGTGGTTTCGTGTCCATGTTTAAAATTATAGGTTTTTTATTGACAGTCGTAAAGTATGGTATTAAATTATTCTCATGGAACCTTTAAAAACATATGCCACAGAAGAATACTTAGAAACAGATCAGACGGATGTTAATACGGTGCTTTCAAGGCCGCCTGGGGCTGTTGATGTAAACACCGTTGCCGTTGGTCCCGTCGAAGTCTTGCCATCTAAGCCAGTAGAAGTTCCTTCCAAAGATAAAGTAAATAATATCCAACAGAAAGAGAAGGCGATTCATGCCGTCGGGTTAACCAGGTATAAGTATATCTCTAAGATAGTAGAAGCCTTAGACGCTGTTAAAACAGAAGAGTATAGGGATTCTCAAGGGAATGTAAAATACAGATACGAACCGGATTTTGAGAAGAATAAATGGGGAGTAGAACAGGCCGCAAAGCTTTTTGGGGATTACATCATACAAGTTGACGCAAATGTCAGAGTAACGCATAGTGTCGAAGAGTTGCTTGCTGTATTTGATAAGGCACAAGCTAAACGTTTAGAGGCTAAATAATGAGTAGCGGGATATTAGAAGAGGATAAAATTTTAGAGATTGTGACACAATGGAAAGCTTCTCCTATTGTCCGGCATTATAGTTTTTCAGATAAAAAGCTTTGGAGTAAACAAGAAGAAGTTTTATGGTCAGTTAGGAATCATAAGAGGACTGCGGTCAGGTCTGGAAATACTGTTGGGAAAAGCTTTATTGCGGCCGATGTTGTAATGGACTGGTTATTCACTCATAGGCCGTCGAAGGTAGTTACTACTGCTTCGTCGTGGAAACAGGTAGAGGACATTCTTTGGAAGGAGATCAGAGTTGCTGTTCAGAATAGTAAATGGCCGATAGATACTAAGCCTCTTAATACTTCATGGAATTTTAATGATGAATGGTTTGCTATTGGAATATCGACTGACACACCGGTTAATCTTCAAGGGTTTCATTCTCCGTGGTTATTGGTATTGATAGATGAGGCGTCGGGTATTAGTAAAGATATTTGGGAGATGATTGAAGCGTTACATCCGGCGGCTATTCTTGCGATAGGGAATCCGTTAGAAGCGACTGGACCGTTTGCGGAATCGTTTACTTCTTCGTTATGGAATAAGATAACTATTAGTTGTGAGGACTGTGTTAAGTGGCAAGAAGTTAACGGAAATATTCCAGGTTTAGTAACGAGGGATTGGATAAAGGAGATGGCAAATTTGCATGGTATTAATTCGGCATGGTATAGGGTTCATGTTAAGGGATTACCGCCGGAACAGGATGAGAGCGCATTGATAGAGCGAAGATGGGTAGACAGGGCAAGGAAGGGTTTAGACGTTGACGATTTGCCGTTAGATATTGAGAACGAAGATGATGAATGCAGGATAGTATCATTTGACATAGCGTCGAAGCATGGTGATAATGAGACGGCGATAGGGTATAGGTACGGTCACACGTTTAGGACGATGAAGGGATATAGGAAGCAGACATCGACATGGATAAGGGATCAGGTATGTTCGATATATACGGCGAATGAGGCGAATGTTGTAGTGCATGACGCAGACGGTTTAGGGGAGAGCATGGCAGAGCAGTTGGCAGAGATGCACGTACCGAGTTTAGAATTTCATGGGGGGTATGCACAGAGGGCGATGTCTGGTAAGTTCAGGAATTTAAGGAGCCAGTTTTATTGGATATTATCGAAGAAGCTTGAGAAGGGGGTATATAATTTATCACAGATGGCAGATGAAGATTTCAGGTTATTACGTGAGCAGTTATGTTCGATAAGGGTAAAGCCAGAGGACGGGTTAGGCAGGTTTCAGATAGAGACGAAGGAAGATATGTTAGGAAGGGGAATAAAGTCACCGGACATGGCGGATTGCATGATGATGAGTGAGTATGCGTTATTTATGCATCGGAGCATGGATATTAATCCTCATGCGATGGGTATGTTATGAAGAGATGTAGGATTAAGTGGTATGATGGCAGATTATGGTATTGTGGGGATAATTACCGGATTATAAAAATATTTATAATTTTATTTTACATTTGTATTGGATTTATTATATTGTATTTAGGGTTAGAGTTGATGTTAGAGAATACGGTTACAGGATTTTAAATTTTAAAGAGGTGGATATGTCCGGTTGCGATTATGAGAAGAAGAGTTTTTCGGTTGCGATGGGCGGAAGTAGTACGCCGTTAACATTGGATGAACAGCGTGAGGCGGAATCTCTCAAGGCCGAGCGTGAGGCGGAATCTCGTCGGATATTTGAAGAAACCAGAAAGCATTTGGAAAAGGTTGGGTCACAGAAAGTGACAAGGAAGTTAGTGCCGTATGGTTGTCGGATATTGGTGAAGAGAAGGAAAGTTGAAGATAAGTCCAGTCATATAATCTTACCTGATGAAATAAAAAATTTACCGACGGATATAGCCGATGTAGTTGAAGTTCCGGAGCAGAGTTTTGCTGACCGTAAATTATTGATGATGGCGGAATCGATTATCAATGCGTTGACATTGAAGGCGACTCAGGGTGATGCTCATGCGGTAGACTCGTTATTAAAATTTAAAGAATATTTGCAGGTGATGACTATTAAGAAGGGCGATGTGTTGTTGATGGCTCGTTACGGAGGGACAGATTTTTTAATACAGGAAACGAATCAAATGTTATGTGTAGCAGAGCCGACGGGGATATATGCTCTCGTTGTGGAAACGAATAAAATAACAGCACCGACTGGCATGGTCGAGAAAGCAGGGTAATATGGACGACGGTACAGCAGTAGAACAGCCAAGGATTGTGATACCATCGAAGTATAAGTGTGATAGACATTCATGGTACAGTGATGTTAGCGAATGTACGACTTGTATGGAAGAATTTCAGAAACAGAATTGTGTTAAAGTATCAGAATTAAATGGTAAAACGAATTTAGTATTTGCTGTTGTAATTGAAGACGGTAAAATGTGTCAGGTTATTAATACGAATGATGAAACGACATTGGCGATGGCAGAGAGGCGTATTCGTGGAGGGATTGATTACGTATTGATGATGACGGAGAAGGCGAGACAGGCTAAGGCGATACAGGTAGCACAGGCAGTTCCGAGCGCAGATGTATTGAGTAAGATTAGAGGGTAATATTAATGAGTAAGGCTGGAATTGTATTTATCATGCACCCACCAAGGGAACAGGTAATGATAATGTATAGAAGAATGTTTATGGTGGCAGTTATGTTATCTTTTCATAGTAATAATAAAACGATGCTTAGTAATGAACAGTGGGAAAATATTTATAAACATAATGTTATAAGAAAGAATTAGAATAATGCCTTCATCTCTAGGAAAATTATCAGATGATCCAACGGTATCAGTAGATCCTAATAATCCACCTGATGATAGTCCTCCAACGTCGATGAATGGTGAAGAGATGCATTCTGGTATGTTAGAGCCAGAAGATTTAACGCAGGAAGATAAGCATGAATATTTAAGTAAGATTAAAAAACGTAATAAATATGTGCTGTTAGACCTCACCGAAGAAGAAAATAAACGAGTTGGCGATTATATTATAGATTTGTATAACGATGCAATGCCTGAACATGAGTTAATCTGTCAGAAGATTGACGATTGGGACGAAGTGTCCCGTTTAGTCAGGAAAGAGGTCATCGGTTCACAAGGGGAATTACCTAACTACCGGATGCCTTTCAGTTTTTTAACCCACGAAGTAGTGCATTCCAACGTAATGAACACCTTCTTTTCTCCGCAGGAAGTAATGCGGGTGATTCCCACTGCAATTGATGATATTGAGAAAGTTGATAATATTTGTGTATTTGGTAATTGGTCGATGAAGAACGAATTGGATATTTTCACAGCGTTTGACAAGATGTCTCATGTCTCTATTAAAAATGGAGAATCTGTAGCGATGTTGTATTGGAAGAAAGAATATGGTGTTGAGATTGAGCGTATTCCAATGAAAGATGCTGACGGAAATGTAATTTATGACGATGAGACGAAAGATCCCGTATTCTGGGAACGTGAGAAAGATACGTTACTTTATAATGCTCCTTATATTGAGATTATTAATCGTAAAGATTATATTCAGCCAGCAGATTGTATGATGGATGAAATTCCTGAATGGGAAGGTTGTATACGTAGATTTACGTATGACAGTTTTTTAAGGGATGAAGAACAGGGAATGTATTATTATGGTTCAATTGATAAGATTAAAGACTGGCCTTCTTCGTCTCAGACTACAGTTGAGAAATTGACAATTGATGGTGAGAATGTACGTGTCCCAGGGTGGTCGAAAGAATTTTTATTATGGTTTGGTAGGATGAGAGTTGAGATAGTTAAGAAGGGAATACAGGATAATGAGGCTGTAAAGGTTTATGATTTAGAGGACGAACTTGAAGCTGTTGTCCATATAAAGACTAAGACGTTATGTGCTTTGAAAAAGAATAGACGGCCTATGAAGCAGAGGCCATTTGTGAATGATTATTTTCAGCCGGATGATTCTGGGCGTAGAGTAGGACTTGGCGTATATGAACTCATGGACCCTTTGCAGAAGTGTTATGATTCCGTATTTAATAATTACGTTTACGGAGAAGAACTTTCAAATAACCCTATTGTATTTTTCTCACCAACGGGTAATATGCGGGATGAAAAGTTTAAGATTCAGAAGGGATACGCATACCCAACGTCAGATCCGAAGAGCGTTCAGTTATTCAGCTTCCCTCAGCCGAATGAATCAAGCCTAGCTTTGATGGATTTGATTCAGCAGTGGGGTCAGTTTATGTATGGTATTTCTGATTATGCTGCCGGTATGCAAAGCAATATTGATCCATCTGCTTCTGGGAAGAAAGTTCAGTTGATTGTGGATCAAGGAAATGTACGTTTGAATATGATTATTAAACGTAAAAATTCTGTATTGAAGGAGATTTTTAAGAGATGGTATTTGCTTTATAGGGACAATATGCCTCCTAATAAATTTATGAGAATTGCCGGAGAGCAGAAAGATCCTTGGAAATTTGAAGCTATTAATTATGAAGATTTTGCTTTGCAGTCTATTCCTGATTTTGAACTTACTGGAAATGTACTTAATGCTAATAAACAACTTGAAGCGAATAAGGCAATAGCGATTTATCAGCTTTTAGTTACGAATATGTTATTTAATCCATCAACACAACAGGGACTAACCGCCTACACCCAATTATCTAAATGGCTAATAGACAAGATTGGCGATGCACAGCTCTCTAACTTTGTTGGTGGTGCGAGCGATGAGGGTGTTGTTCTTACTCCAGAGGAAGAGAACGCCCTCATGCTTCAAGGCGAAGAAGATGTTCAACCTCATCAAGGCGAAGATATTCAACATCATTTGCAGGTTCATTCACAATATTTACAATTGACTTATATTCCGCAACCTGTAAAAATTATAATTGCTAAACATATTCAAGCGACATTAATGATGGCTCGTCAAATGATGGCTCAAAAGTTAGCTATGATGCAGTCTGGTATGATGCCACAGAATCAACAACAGGCACAACAATTAGGGTTGCAACAGCAACAACCTCCTCAAGGTGGTGTAAAGCCAATTACTCAGCGGCCTACTGTTGGACAAGGGCAGCCTATTAATCGTCAAGGATCAGTTAATAAAGTTGGTGGTGCTGGAATTCCAGGTGCTCCAGGGAATGCGTTGCCGATATGAATGATACAAATACAAGACAAGAAATAGAACGCCGTTTACGATTGCAAGAATGGTTTAAATCTGATCCTGAAATATGGAAGGATATTCTTGACGAGGGTCGTCAAGCATTGCATAATGAATATGTTAAGTTAGAATCGAGAGAATGCACAAATCGTGAGTGGTCAAGCGGATATGTTTCAGGTCAAAAGTTTTTAATGACAATGGAAGAATATTTGAGGAAAGTATGGATAGCTCCCAAGATATTAGCCAAGGCTCAATAGTTCCTCCTGAAAATAAGGTTGATTTAAGCCTTGTTTCTTTCGAGGATATGTATATG